GAAATTTATTTGGATCATCTGGGTTTGCCTACTTTTGGCATCGGGCACTTGGTTTTGGAAACAGACGCAGAGCATGGAGCAGCAGTTGGAACTTCTGTCTCAGAGGATAGAGTCAACGAATGCTTCGATCAAGACGTTGAAGTTGTGTTGGCAGACTGCCGACACCTCTATACAGACTTTGATGAACTGCCCGAAGAAGTTCAATTAATCGTAGCAAATATGATGTTTAATATGGGTCTGCCTCGACTAACTAAGTTCAAAGGTATGAAAGCAGGTGTTGATGCACGTGACTGGAATAAAGCAGCAGACGAGATGGTAGATAGTAAGTGGTATCGTCAAGTGACTAATCGTGCTAATCGGTTGGTAGAAAGAATGCGAGCATTAGCATAAAAAGTTCTTTACTTTTTCAGTGAAATATGATATAATTTTATTATGGCATTTTATACATCAGTTGTGAGATATGGTAACTCTTTCCTGTATCGTGGGTATGACGACGCAGGAAAACAGGTTGCTCGTAAAGATTTTTTCAAACCAAAACTTTATGTTCCATCCAAGAAAGATACAGGTTGGCGTGGACTTGACGGAGCGATGATAGGCGAAGTTGAGTTTGATGATATGCGTCAGGCGAAGTCTTGGATTGAGCAATATGCAGAGGTGTCCAGTTTCAATATCTATGGGCATACTAACTTTGCACACCAATACATTACATCTAAGTTTCCTCGAGACGTAAACTTTGATCGTGACCTAATTAACGTGACGACTATTGATATCGAGACTGAGTACGAAGATGGTTTCCCTGAACCGAGTGTTGCTGACCAGAAGATTACTGCGATAACTATCAAAAATAATATTGATGGAGTTTATCGTGTCTTTGGTTATGGTAACTATAACGTGGATCAAGCATTAATCAAACCAGTAAAGTATTATCAGTTCAAAGATGAATATGAACTACTTCTTAAGTTCCTAGATATCTGGCAGGCATATATGCCCGACGTGATTACAGGTTGGAACGTGAGGTTCTTTGATATTCCGTATCTAGTAAATCGTGTCGCTAAAGTTCTAGGAATCGATCATGCTAAAAAGTTTTCACCATGGGGTATGGTCGACTATCGTAAGGTTACACGAATCAATAAACAGGAAGAGACTTATGATATTCGTGGTGTGCAGACCCTAGATTATCTAGAACTGTTTCAAAAGTTTGGATACACGTATGGTAAGCAGGAGTCATATAAACTTGATCATATCGCCTATGTTGTACTTGGTGAAAAGAAACTTTCCTATGCAGAAAGTGGTTCACTAAAAAATCTGTACAAGGATGACTTTCAAAAATATATCGACTATAATATGAAAGATGTGCAGTTGGTTGACCGTCTTGAAGATAAGATGGGTTTGATTACACTGGTCATGACCGTGGCATACAAGGGTGGTGTAAACTATCAAGATGCCTTCGGTACTACAGCGATATGGGAATCGATCATCTATCGTAAACTCAACTCCCAAAAGATTGCACCACCAGCAAATAAAAGTGGCGGTTGTAAAGCAGGTCAGTTTGCTGGTGGGTTCGTAAAAGAACCTATGATCGGTTCTCATGACTGGGTTGTCTCGTTTGACTTGAACAGTCTGTATCCTAATATTATTGTGCAGTGGAATATGTCACCCGAAACACTCAATCGTGAACACGCAACACAGGGTGGTGTCGATCACTATTTACAGTTCTTTGATTCTCAGAGTGATCCGCTTCACCCAGTGCATCGAGAAAAAGATCTTGCCGTTGCTACTAATGGTTCGGTCTATCGTAAAGATATAGATGGTGTGATTCCTAGTCTAATTATTGATTACTATGATGATCGTCGCTCTGCTAAAAATCAAATGCTTGCCGCTGAGCAACAGTATGAAAAAGAAAAAACGTATGATCTGGAAAAAGAAATTAATCGTCTGCATAATCAACAGATGGCGATTAAAATTCTTATGAACAGTTTATATGGTGCGCTCGGAAACCAATATTTCAAATATTTTGATCTACAACTCGCTGAGGGTGTTACCTATACTGGTCAGATGGTTATCCAGTGGGCAGAGCGTGCTATGAATAAAGCGATGAATAAAGTTCTCAAGACTAGTGGTAAGGACTATGTGATTGCTATTGATACTGATTCATTATACGTCAACTTCGCTCCGTTGGTAGATGCACTAAAACCAAAAGACCCTGTCAAGTTCCTTGATAAAATATGCAGTGAGCATTTTGAACCTATCCTAGCAACTTCATATTCTGATTTATATGATAAGTTCAACGGTCATAAACCACGCATGGAAATGTCTCGCGAGGTTATCGCTGATCGTGGTATCTGGACTGCTAAAAAAAGATATATCCTCAACGTGCATAATTCAGAGGGAGTTCAATATGCGGAACCTAAACTTAAGATTATGGGGATTGAGGCAATCAAGAGTTCCACTCCTGAGGTTGTACGAAATAAATTTAAAGAGATATTCAACGTCATCATTTCGGGCGATGAAGCGGATGCTCAGAAGTTCATACAGACATTCAAACAGGACTTCAAATCACTCCCACCCGAAGCAGTGGCATTTCCTAGGTCAGTCTCGAATATTACAGACTGGTATGATAGGAAAACTATCTACAAGAAAGGTTCACCTATTCACGTCCGTGGATCGCTACTATATAACAAGACGATTAAAGATTTCAAACTAGATAACAAATATGAAAAGATAACCAACGGTTCTAGGATCAAGTTCTGTTATCTCAAAATGCCAAACACGCTGAAGGAAAACGTGGTCGCCTTCCCTGACGTCATACCGACTGAGTCTGGTCTAAATAAGTTTGTTGATTATGAACTACAGTTTGAAAAGACTTTTGTAGAACCACTTAAACCTATCCTTGACGCCATGGGTTGGTCAGTCGAGGAAACTTCAACATTGGAGGACTTCTTTGGATAAAACAAATTTTGAAATGGTAGGCGAGTTCATGAATACTTTTGGTCAAGAGGTAAAGAATGATCCTGATTGGCCAAGCGAAGATACGCAAAAATTAAGATTGGAACTAATTGCTGAAGAACTAGAGGAGATGTGGGATGCGATCGAAAATAAAGATCTCGTCGGTGTTGCTGACGCTCTTACTGACATTCTGTATGTTACTTATGGTGCTGGTCATGCTTTCGGAATAGACTTAGATAGATGCTTCGCTGAAGTGCAAAGGTCTAACATGAGTAAATTAGGTGAGGACGGCAAACCTATTTATAGAGAAGATGGTAAGGTCATGAAAGGACCAAATTATTCTGAACCTGATCTAAAAAACACTTTACTTTTTCCAGAAAATAGTATATAATATGTGTTATGGTATCACTGACAATATTCAAAAATATATTTGATAATAAAACCAACAAACGCATGGACTTCCCTGACTTTCCTGCGTTTGAAAAATTCCTATATAAATTGTCAGAGGAAAACCTCGGATCTAAAAAAGACGCAGTTCTAATGTCACCTGCTGTCTATACACCTGATACTACTCGTAAGAATGATAACGTGATTGAGTGGGCAAGTTGGTGTTGCGTTGACGTTGATGAATATATATCAGAAGGAGATCTAAGAGATGATTTGGTTCAGCGTTTTGGTTCTCATTATTTCGTTTGTTATAGCACAGCAAGTAGCACAACTGCTCACCCGAAGTTCAGAGTTGTCTTCCCACTTACGACATCGGTTGAACGAGACAAGATCAAGCACTTCTGGTATGCTCTTAACACAGAACTCGGTGATCTCGCAGACAAGCAGACTAAAGACCTATCACGAATGTATTACATCCCTGCGAAGTATGCTCTCGCTGATAACTTTATTTTTTCTCATCGAGACGGTGATTATATTAATCCTGATCAATTGATGGAGAAGCATGCGTATGCTCAAAAATCAAACCTTAACAACTTCTTCGACAGACTCCCAGACGAACTACAAAAACAAATCATTGAACACAGAAAACAAAAACTTGACCAGACTGATGTTCAATGGTCGTCCTATCGCGATTGTCCCTTCTTTCCAAGACAGCTCGAGTCGGAGTACAGACTAATCGCAAAT